TCCATCTGGCAAGGCATGGACTACCTATCAAATCCGTATCGAGGTGAATAATGTTTAAGTATTTTAAGTTGAGTGAGTTTGACTGTCAGTGTACTAGCAACAATGAGATGAAAGAAGAGTTCATCCATAAGCTAGATGAGTTGCGTGAAGCATGTGGCTTTAGTTTTATTATTACTTCTGGTTATAGAGACCCATCACATCCTATTGAGGCGCGTAAGTCAAAGCCCGGAACACACGCTCAGGGTATAGCGGCTGACATTGCTGTCTCTGGTGGTGCAGAAAGATATAAGATTGTACGTGAAGCTATGCGTCTAGGGTTTACAGGGATAGGTGTTGCTAAGACATTCATCCATGTAGACATCAGAGAGACTACACCAGTGGTGTGGCAATACTAAGACAGTAGGGATTTCTTTGCTGTCTTCTTAGCTTTCTTAAATGCACTTGCAGTAGGTGCGCCTTTCTCGCCTGCCTTTCTCATGCGCTCACCACTACCTGCGGCAATGCGTTTACGTTTAGCATGTATATTAGAATATAATCCCATTACCACTTCACCTTATTAGCCCAGTATGCGGCTGACATTTTACCTTTAGCTATGTTCTTTCTATGTCTAGCCTTGAATGATTTGCGTCTAGCTTTATCTTTAGCTGACTTTGGTTTCTTGCCTGCCCCTGATACACCTTGTTGCCCAAAGCGTATGGTCTTTACTTTGTCGCCAGACTTTGCCACCACTACATGAGACTTAGTAGGGTGCGATGGTGTGCGCTTAGGTTTGTTATAACCTGATACGCCAATACGTTTTAGTAAGGACTTAGACATTGCCCTATTATACCAAAAAAAAGCCCCAAATACATGGGGCAAAGTGGACATACTACACATACTAGGGGATATGTATTTCTATTCTATATCAAACATCTCAGGATGTTCAAGACTTAATTGTTCTTCTGTAGGTGGTTCCGATTGTTTGGCTATCTCTTTTTCAGCCTGATCCCACAGCTTTGCTATTTCGTATCTAGCATAGCCACTAGCATTGTTATACACAGCCGCATCTATTACATTGATTAGCTCTTCACGTATATCAGTCAGCCCATACTGGTCTATCTTGTCAAACATAATGCCTAATATTTGATCACTCATATTACACCTCAGTTATAACTTACTGGTTCATAGTTTTCATCTTCATCCATCTTCTTAAATTCTTCCCTGTAATGTTTCGCTATTTCTTTTCTCAACTGCTTGTTAGTCTTCATCAGGACTTGCCACTTCTCCCTCAGCATCTCCATGTGTCCCTGACCTAATGTATCTTCTAGCCACGCTGTAAACTCTAATGGGTTAGCAGTGAACTTCATGTGGCAGTAGTGACACAGACATACCGCATTGTCCATTGACCACCTGACTGACTTAGCCGCCCTTCCATAGATGTGAGCGCACTCCATCCTGCCTTCTACTTTGTTGCAATGTTCACATACATGACCTGCTTTCTTCCTGACAACATCACTGAACCACTTGTCTGCCGCATCACGCTTTATTGCCATTCTTAAAATCCTTTGTAGGGAATGTAACATACAGTTTGTACTTCTCTGCTAGGTGTCTTGTTATTGTTTCAGCTACTAACGATACTTCATCTGTTGATAACTGCCTACTACTTTCATCCTTCTCAGGATACATAGCGCGCTGAACTGTCATCCATATTAAATCCATTACACTGCGGTCAGTCCACGGTGCTTCAATATCTTTTGTTAGAACAGGACTGCTTATCATGCAAGGAAACCCTGCATTGTTGCACCGCTTGGCTATCTCCTTACAGAATACCCACATAGCATTGTTCTGCTTAATACTTCTAGGCTTACCTAGCTTGTATTCAAACGTGATGTACTTATGCTTCTCATACATCTGCTCGACAAATTCTTTATACATTGTGAGTTTCTTAGGACAGTTGACAGTCCAAGCGGCACCATTCATAACGCTAACCTCAAATACTTGTTCATCATTATTTCTGATTGTGTTTCACATCTCTTAATATTGTCTTGACCCAAAACATAACGTGACTTAGTTCCATCAAGATTGGTAAAGGGCTTTCTCTTTGGCATAAGCTGTAGGTCAGTAATTACTTTCTCGCCATTCTCCTTTAGCTTGTTCTTCACCATCCTAGACCTAAGTGTATGCTCACTCAATCCTGTAAGCTCACTCATATCTTCATATGTGTAGTAGTTACCAGTAACAAACTTATCGCTTTCAGTTCCTACATACTTATAGCCTTTGATGCCGCCATGCTTCTTATCCATATTTGTTCTCCATGTAGTATTCAGCTACGCTACAGATTTCATTGTAACGGTTAGTTACCTTCCGTCTGTTGGTCTTTATGTCGTGACCTTTCTCTTTCAGCTCAAAGATTCTAGCCGCCACTTGTGTAATGCCTAGCTCCTCAAAAGCATTCAGGCAGGTTAGCTTCTTACCATCTTCTAAATATTTTAATACTCTCTCTGATTGTGTCATTGTCTTCTCCTAGTTAGCCCATGATCTATCAGTCAACGCCACTTCAATATCGCGCTTTTTAATTTGTGCGGGCTGTTTGATTTGTGTAACTACCTTTTGCTCAACTTCATCTTCCCACCTTGCATTGTTTAGATAGGTTGCCGCATGAGGGATGAATGTTTTGTTAGCATCACTCCACTCGCCATACTTAATCCTTAATGCAATGTTCTCAGCTATCATCTTTACAGTATCGTCATTCAGTTTGAGTTTATCCCATGCTTTCCTAGCTTGCGCCTTGCCAACCTTTCTTGGGTAAACACTCCAGAATGATTCAAAATGATCTATATTATTAACTGTAATATTAGATGTAGTATTAACTGTATTATTATCCTTAAACTTTTCTTTAATAGGGTCTTTAACTTTTCTTTGTGGGGTATTTAACTTTTCTTTAATACCCCCATTAAGTAATCTTATATACCTATTTAAGATTTGTTTAGTACCCCCATCCTGCTCCATCTCAATGCTGACGTAGCCTGCGTCTTTAAGACTACCTATCCATTTACTAATAGAAACCTTGCTGACGTTATATAGTTCTGCAAAGTATCCGTTAGTTGCCCAACAATATCCTTTCTCATTGCAAAGTGCAGTGATCTCACCATATAAAAGCTTGGCGTTAGGCGTTAGACTCTCATCGTATCTGACGTTAGCAGGGATGATTGCGTAGTAACCTTTCTTATCCATGCTCACCTGCCCGGATAAAGTCGCTTACTGGTACTTGGAATAGGTCTGACAATGCGATTAGGGTGGCACAGCTTGGTTCTCTGTGGTTATTTCTAATCAAACTGATAGTAGCAGGGGACAATCCACCCTCTCTAGCTATATCTGCCTGTGTCATGCGGTGTTCTTTCATGAAGTGATCTAATGATTTGTTAATATCCATGTTATCTCCTTAGTGATTTGTACCTATCATATATCAATGTAAATTAATTTGCAAATAAATATTGACATAGGTGTAACAACCCACTAATATGTCAGTACACAAACATGAGGACACACAAATGAAACCAATTATATTTGAAGAATACAACTTCAGCAGGGCGGAAACACAGTTCCCTCTCATCACCACCACATCTAGTGACTCAGAAGTTACAGAAACAGCTTGGAGATACTCTATTGACATCATGCGTAATGATGCGGGCTTGTTACAAGATGCCTTTATAGGTGAGTATCTAGGTGATTTAGGGTTCATGGAAGAATATCATGAGCAGGTTTTGCAGGCACTGGCTGACCAGAATTATGAAGAGATTGGCAAACTAGTTGAGGCATCTGTATCATACCTTAACCAGATAACTGTTGATTACATCAATGAACACATTACACAAATGGAGATGAGATATGAGTGATTTAAGCAAGCTAAATGATTATGAGAAGGGCGAGTTCGATTGTATACACGGACACCCTGCCCGCGAGTGCGAGCCAGAAGCCTACTACAACGGCTATGCAGATGCGTACGCTAAAGAGGCTAGTGCTACATGGTATAGTGAGAAACAATTTCAACAAATCTTAGGGGGTGCATAATGAGTAACGTATGGACAACACTGTCAGCGATTGACGTATCTAAAAACATCGAGAAGAAGGGTAACTTGAGTTACCTTTCATGGGCGTACGCTTGGGGTACACTGATGAAGTATTACCCTGATGCTAGTTACTGCTACTTTGAGCCTAACATAGATCAGAATGGCACTGTTGAGGTCGAGGTGGAGATGACTGTTGACGGTATAACCAGACGTATGTGGCTACCAGTGATGGATAACAGGAACAAGGCAGTAGTAAACCCAACATCAAGAGATGTGAGTGATGCTAGAATGCGCTGTCTAGTTAAGTGTATTGCTATGTTTGGATTGGGGCATTACATCTACGCAGGTGAAGACCTACCATTAGCGGTATTGGATACACCTATCAGTGAAGACCAGTCAGCTAAGTTAAAAGGATTGTTACAGGCTACAGATAGCGATGTTAAGAAGTTCTGCCAAGTGTTCAAGTGCAAGACTGTAGACGATATGTCAGTGGCACAGTATGATAGAGCCTTAGCAATGTTGGAGAAGAAAGTTGCAAATACTTCAAGCTGATCAGGGTACACAGGAATGGCTAGATGCTAGGTTAGGCAGACCCAGTGCTAGTCAGTTCTCTAAACTAATCACTACGGCAGGGAAGCCTAGTGCCTCAGCAGATGAATACATAAACATCTTAATAGCTGAAAGAATACTGGGCGAATCAGAGCCAATCTACGTTAATGAGTGGATGCAGAGAGGTACGGAGTTAGAGCCTGAAGCTCGCGCAATGTATGAATTGATGCACAGTGTTGACGTAGAAGAAGTAGGGTTTATACTAGATGACTCAGGAGAGTTCGGTTGTAGCCCTGATGGATTGATTGGTGAAGATGGGGGTGTTGAGTTTAAATGCCCTGCACCAAAGAACCACATAGCATGGAGTAGAAAGGGCGAATGTCCGAGTAAGCACTATGCTCAGGTACAGGGTTGTTTGTATATTACAGGCAGAGAATGGTGGGACTTTATGTCATACCACCCTGATATGAAGCCCTTTGTTGTAAGAGTAGAGCGCAATGAAGAGTTTATAGAGAAACTGGCTAAGCAAATAAACCTAGCCGTAGAGGAAATCAAATCAGAAGTGAGGAATTTAACGTGAGTAAAATAGGAATCTCAATATCTATAGATGTGACCAAGATTGACAAGTCACGCATCAAAGAAGTAACCAAGAAAGATGGGTCAGTGGCTAAGTATGTAAACCTGACTACCTTTATCAACCCGGTAGAAGAAGATCAGTACGGCAATCATGGCTTTATTGCACAGTCTCAGGACAAAGAAGAGCGTGAGTCTGGTGCAGAGCGACCACCTATTCTAGGCAACTGCAAGGTTATCTACACTGAAGGCGGTCAGGCTAAGAAGCAAGATGATTTCCTATCTGAAGACGTACCATTTTAAGAGGTGAAACATGGCTAAGAAGAATGTAGAAAAAGCAATTCAAGATGCTCACGATTCAGCAGACAAGGCTATCGATGAAGCACAGAAAGATCTACGTGAAGCAAGACAAGACCTGTTCGCATGGTTAGGCAAACAATATACGTTTACACGTTCACAGTTGCTTGTAGTTGGCACTGCCGCAGTAGTTGCCATTGCATCACTATTACTCCTCTAGGTTAAGGCGTTAGCCTGTGTAACTGGCTTGGTTCACCAGTAACCGCAACGAACCATTACATTTTGGTATATACTGTATAGATAAACAGCATTAGAATTAATTTTAGGAATCACTATAATACACCCCGCGAGGTAAGAGAATGACCAAGCATCTTGTAATACCTGATACCCAAGTTAAACCTAACCAACCTATTGACCATCTCAGATGGGCAGGACTATATGCTGTTGATAAAAAACCAGATGTTATTATCCATATTGGCGATCATTTTGATATGCCTAGCCTTAGTTCATGGGACATCGGCAAGAAGTCCTTTGAGGGCAGACGCTACACAGATGACATTGAGTCAGGCATCAAGGGAATGGAAGCATTCATCGCACCCATCAGGGAAGAACAACAGCGACTCATTAAGAACAAGCACAAGCAGTGGAATCCACGACTGGTATTCACTCTCGGAAACCATGAACAAAGAATTGAACGCGCTATTGAAACCGATCCAAAATTAGATGGACTGATTGGGTATCATGATTTCAAACTAGATGAATTTGGGTTTGAGGTTTACGATTTCTTAGAGGTAGCAGTCATTGACGGTATAGCCTACTCACACTACTTCACCAGTGGGGTGATGGGCAGACCAGTATCAAGTGCCAGGAATATGCTATCTAAAAAGATGATGTCATGTGTAATGGGTCACGTACAGGATAGGGATATTGCCTACGCTCGCAGGGCAGACGGTAAGAATATTTTAGGTTTGTTCTCAGGCATTTACTACCAACATGATGAAGATTATCTGAGCGCGCAGACCAATGGCTCTTGGAAGGGTATCTGGCTGTTAAATGAAGTGGAAGACGGTAGCTGCGATGAATTACCAGTATCAATGAATTTTCTGAGAGGTAAGTATGCAGGCAAGTGAGAAGGATTGGCTAGGTTTGCAGGAAAAGCACCCTGCATTGGTGGCTGATGATGTAAACAGCCCTGAGCATTACGCAAGTGGCAGGGTAGAATGTATTGATGCCATTGAATCGAGTATGAATCCAGAAGCATTTGCCGGGTATTGTAAAGGTAACTGTATAAAGTATTTATGGCGGTATTTAGATAAAGGCGGGGTTCAATCCCTAGAAAAATGCCAATGGTATCTAAATAGGTTATTGGAAGCGGAAAAAACGCGCCTAGATTGATTTCTAAGCGCGCTTAAGGGGTTAAGGTATATCAACCTATAGGGCTAGTCGTCAATCTCGATATAAGCACCTGTACGGTTCTTTTTAAACACTCGAATCACCCCGGTCGATTCGCTTTCAACTTGAATTAGATTAAAGCTATTTTTCCAAGTCCAAGTATTCAACTCGTGTACGTCATTCAACACTGCCTTATGGGATAGACTGCCGTCATCATTTAATTTATGCGCTATCATTTTGTCACCTCTTCAATTATTTGTGATACGTATATTTCGTCGTGTTCATCAGCTATTAGAATATCTTTAAACTTATTTGCCTGTTCAAGGGTTGGGAATCGCAGGGCATGTTGACCCGCATCAGTAAACCAAACTACTACGTAT